ATTGAGGATGCGCGGATGTTGCTGGTTCATGGGTTCGGGTCCTGTGGGTCGGTGATCGCGGCGTCCGTGGCGGTACTGCCGTAGTGCAGCCCGAGCGCCTCGGCCCGGGCGTTGTCTTCGGCGTTTTCCTGGTCGATCTGCTCGGCGTCGTAGCCGCTGCGCAGCACCACCTCGCTGCGGCTGGTGAAACCGGCGGCGACCTCCATCTGGCGGGCCTGCACGTCTTGCACCGGGTTGATGTAGGCCCAGCCCTGCGGTACCCAGCGGGTGCGCAGATAGTCGCGCCGGCGGGCGCTGTAGTCCGGCAGGGACAGCGCGCCGGACAGGTAGGCCATGTCGAGCCAGGCGGCGCGGACCGGGCGGCAGAGCTGATGCACGTAGAGGCCGAACTGCAGCTGCTCGATGCGCCGGCGAAACTCGTTGAGGACCACGCGCATGAGGCGGTCGTTGACCCCGCGCATGTCGCCGGTGAGTAGCTCGTAGGGGATGCCCGCACCAGCCGCGGCGGCCTGCAGCTGTTGCCGCATGAAGTCGACGTAGGTGTTGCCGGCGTCCGGCGGGTCGCTGAACTCGACCTCCTCGCCGGGCAGCAGCTCCTGCATGGAGCCGGGTTCGAGACCGACCATCGGGGTGCTGCCGTCGCTGTCGTACTGCGCGGCCGTGCCGGTGATGGGGTCGAGGTTCTGGAACGAGGCCTCCTGCGCCGGCTTGCGGATGAAGCCGGCGAACAGGTTGGACACCTCCTGGCGGAACAGGACGGCGTCGTCGTAGTTGTCCAGCGACTTGAGCCGCAGCAGGACCGGGGACAGGCGCGGCACACCGCGCAACTGGCCGGCCTCGGTGGGCTCAAAGATATGCAGCACCTCGGAGGCCGGCACGCGCACCAGCTGCGGGTACTGGCCGGCGTCCAGAGCATCGCCGGGATGCCGGCGGTACATCCAATAGGCAACCCGGCGACCGAGCAGGTCGAACTCGATACCGGCCTTGATGCGGTTGCCGTTGCGGGTGGTCTCAGTCTTGTCCAGGGGGACGAAGTCCGGAGGCAGCACCTGCAGCTGCAGGGGGACGGCGAGGCCGTCTTCCGGCCGGCGCGGGCGCAGGCGGACGAAGCATTCGCCGCTCTCCTCCACCATGCGGGCGATCTGTGCCTGCTGACCGTAGAAGTCGAGCAGGCCATCGGCGTCGGACTCTTCGACCCAGTCTTCCCAGAGGTCGTGCAGGGCACTGCGCAGGTCCTTGTCCTGGGTGCGCGCACGCGGGGTGATACCGGTGCCGATCAGGTTGCTGACGCGGCGGTCGATCGCACTGTAGGCGTAGGGGTCGTTGCGCACGGCAGCCCGGGCACGCTTGCGCAGGATCCGCAGGGCGGGCACGGCGAGAGTGTTGAGCGCGGCGTCGGGGGCCTCCCAGCCGGCGGCGCGGCGCCCGGTACCGGCGGCGTCGTAGCTGGCCTTGATGCGCTTGGGGGTGAGTTTGATTCGGCTCATCAGATGCCCTTGCCTCGACTGTAGAGCCGGGAGACGCGCGAGCGCGGTGCGGCGGCGCTGGCTTCAGCGGCCGCCTGCTCGGCGTACTGGGCTTCGAGCAGGCGCAGGCTGTCCAGATCGCCGCGCTTGAGGCTGCGGTCGCCACGGCGCACTTCCTGGCCGTTCACGAGGAGGTCCTGGATCGCGGCCTTAACTTCGGCCAGGCGTTGGGCGGCTGTGGTCATGGTGGCCTCGGGTTATCGACGTGTGAGGTAGCCGCTGACGGAGCGGCGGCGGGCCAGCGGCGCCGCTACCGGTGGTGCAGCAGGCGGTGGGCTGGCAGGTTGCGTAGATGGTGCTGACGGCGGGGCCGACGGGGCGGCGCTGGCCGCGGCTGACTCGGCGAACAGGCTGCCTTGGTTGATGCTCTGGCGCAGCTTGGCCCACTCGGCCTCGCGGTAACGGTTGAGGCCGAGCAGGTGGGCCATGGCGAGGTTGTAGACCAGCAGGTCCAGCGCCTCGTTGCGGTCGGCCTTGCCCTTGATCCACTCGATGCGCTTGTGGCCCTTCACGTAGCGGGCGATCTTGCGCTCGGCGACGGCCTGGTCGTAGAAGTCGTCCGGCAGGTCCCTGCTGAAATGCAGGGCACCGGGGCCTTCGCCCAGGGCATAGCGGTTGTAGATCCAGTCCTTGGCGGTGTCGGTGCCGATCATCCAGAGTTCGGCACCTTCCTTATGGGTGGTGCCGCGCCAGGTGACGTCGACCTTCGACGGGCGCTGGGCGAGCACCGGGCGCCCTGCCCGGCTCGAGCCCTTGAGCGCGAGCACGTTCCGCCAGCGGCGCAGGCGGGTGAACTGGTAGACCTCGTCGGTGTGGTGGCCGCCGGAGTCGATACCGGCGGCGCAGATGGCCATCTCGACCCCGCTGACGTGGCGGTAGCGGACCTTCAGCTTCTCGTCGAGCAGCGCCCAGGTGCGTTCGTCGGCCGGGTCGCCCATGATCACCTGATGGTCGACCACCCAGCGCTCCAGCCCCTCGCCCCAGCCGATCACCAGCAGCTCCAGTCGGTTGTGCTGGGTGTCGACGGCGGCGGTGAGGATCAGCGCGCCGCGCGGCACGCTGCCGAGCGGGTAGTCCTCGGCGCGGGCCTTGAGCTCGCTGGCCTTGGTCATCTCCTGGGCGGCGTCCCACAGGCGGGCCAGGCGGGTGTTGTAGAACACCTGCATGGGTTCGAGGTCGCCCTTGTCCTGGGCGGCCTTGGCCTTGTCGTACTGCTTGGCCAGGCCGAGCCAGCTGACCCAGCCGAGCGGGGCGTACAGGGCGTTGAGGGTGAAGCCGACGGTCTCGCCGTCGCCCTCGGCATGCGCCCGCCATTCGCCGCGGGCGAGCATCTCGCCCTTGTGATGCTCGTCGATCAGGCAGCCGCAGGTGCAGCAGAGGTACTGCACCTGGCGGTAGTCGTCGGTGTACTTGAGGTTTTCCCACTCCAGCGTCTGCATCTCGCCGCAGTGCGGGCATGGCACGTAGTAGTGCCGCTGGTCGCTCTGGGCGAACAGGTCGGCGATCCGCGAGGCCCCCTTGATGGTCGGCGAACTGGAGAAGTAGATCTTGGCGTGGCGGCCGAAGGTGCTCGCGCGGGTCTCGGCCAGTTCGATCGGGTCGCCTTCGTTGTCGACGTCCACGTCCCAGCGGTCCACCTCGTCGCCGTAGATATAGCGGGCCGCTAGCTCGGCGAGGTTGGACGCCGAGCCGGCGGTGGTGGCGTACAGGGTGCCGCCTTCGAACTCCTTGGTGTCCATGGTGTTGCGCGCATCGCGCGAGCGCGGCGAGGCGACCCGCTCGCGCAGCACCGGGGTGGCGTCGATGGTCTTGCCGACGCGGCCGCTGACGCGCTTGGCCAGGGCCAGGCTGGGCAGCAGCATGAGGATGTTGGCCGGGGCCATGTGGATGCAGCCGCCGATCCAGTTGAGGGCGATCTGCGTCTTCATCAGCTGCGAGGCGACCATGGTCACCACGCGCTTGGCGGGGTGGCTGGGCGACAGGCAGCGCATGGGCTCGCGGGCGTAGGGCGTACGCTCCGTGCGGTACGGGCCGGGTTCGGCGGCGCCGGTCTCGCGGGGGATGCGCATGTACTGGTCGGCCCACTCATCGACCCAGAGTTCGGGGTCGGGCTGCAGGCCGCGCAGGTAGGCCGAGCGGTACTGCTCGGCACCGTCGGCATACCGGGTCATGGGGTCAGCTCTGCGGGTTGATGGCGTGCTCGAGGTCGGCGGTGCTCAGGCGCTGGGCGTCCTCGAGGACGCGGCGCAGGCCGGCGGTCAGCTGGCGTTCGAGTTCCCAGGGGTCGCTGACGGCGGCCAGCTCGGCGCTGATCTGCTTGGGCAGGCCGAGCAGCAGGTCGCGCAGCAGCCGGCCGGTGGCGAAGGCGGCGTTTTCGACCGCGGCGCGCTCGACCAGGTCGCCGTCGCTCTTGCGGGATTCGTTCTCGGCCAGGCGCGCCAGGTAGTGCTCGCGGCGGGCACGGGCTTTCTGAAAGTCGATGGCTTCGCCGTCATTACCCGCGGGCGGCGGCGGTGGATCCAGCGGCGGCGCGGCCGGAGCCAGATGGGCGGTCACACCGCGCTCGACACGCTCGCGCTGGTGGCGGTCGGCGACGCCAGTCTTGCTCGGATCAGCAGTGCGCTGGAGCAACGCCTCGGTGGCCACGACGTCGACCTTGCCGTCGGCCGTCAGGACCAGCCGCTCCTGCTTCGCCAGCTTCGAGACGTAGGCCTTCGACCATCCCTTATGCGCCGCGAATTCGGACTTGCTGAGTGCTTGCATGGAGATACCTGTTAACCACCCACCGGTCTGCGTTAACCCGTTAACCGCTGTTAACTAACTTCCAACCCCAGCCGCTACTGCGTGAACGGGCCTCGAATTACCCTTGACGCTCGATCACCCCAGGGGCCCCCGGCATAAAGACTCACAGGGGCTTCCCGTCGCCCACCCTCGCGAGTCACCGGGTCGAGGTCAGCGCCTGCTCCAACGCCTTGCCGAACTCCTCGCCCAGGTGCTTGGCAGCCACCCGGTTGCCGATGCCGTAGAAGTCCAGGCGGGGCTGGTAGCTGGGCTGGCCGACGTAGGCCAGCACGAGGTTGAGGCGCCGCTTGCCGGTCCGCTCGGCGATGCCGATCGGCTCGCTGCCGCGGCGCATGACGAAGTAGCGCTTCCTGTTCCCCCGGCTGCGGCGGCTGTCGGTGCTGTTCTGATAGGCGTCGAACTGGGCACCAAGGCCGGACAGGATCTTCTGGATCTGCCCGCGGCTCATGTTCCCGTAGCGGTCGCGCCGTGCGCCCTTGGCCGGCACGACGAACTTGTCGGCTGGCAGGCGGCCTCGCCGTCGCAACAGCGCCTCGCTCCGCTTGAGGGGGCGGCGCCCGCCTTCGATCTGAGGCGACAACCACTGGGTGGCAGGCGCGGCCTTGTCCGCCTCGTTCTTCATCCACACCCGCGCCTCCAGCCTGGTCTTCTTCGCGGGGAATAGGCGCAGGCTGTTGAGCGTCCAGCGAGTGGGCCGGTCGAACGCCGAACGCATCTCCCGCTCGATCTCCGCCTTGACCAGTTGGGCCGTGCGGGTCAGCGCCAATGCCGTGGCGAACGGGATCTGCCGCTCGACCCGGCGCAGATCGGCGCTGCACTCCGGTATGCCCTTGGCGACGATGGTCAGCATGCCCTGCCTCCTACCGATCCTGCTGACCGACAGCGCCGACCCCAGCCCGACGAGCCAGCCACTGCGCCGAGATGGCGCCGAAGATATCCGCACCGACCAGCGCCACCCCGATGCTCAGGCCGCCCGCCATGTAGACGTTTGCGTCCCTGGCGATGCAGATCAGGAACACCGCCATGCCCGAGAAGCCGCTGGCCGCGAAGCGGAACAGCACGCGCTGGACCAACTGCCTCGGCGTCAGGTTCGCCCCGGATGCCCGCAGCATCTCACCCGACAGGCCAGCCATCGCCAGCACTACCAGGAACCACAACGGCATATCGGCAAGAGATTGATCGGTAGACATCGGCGCTCCTTGGCGAACGGTGGAAACGAAAGACCCCGCCGAAGCGGGGTCTGGGGAAGAGTCGGGATGGAGTGTTGCGGGAGGGCCGCCTCAGTCGCAGCGACTACAAAAGTAGCGGCTTTGTACCCCTCGACCGGCAGTGGCGT